ATGATTTAAAGTATAAAGTAAAGGATGACATAGATATGATGATACAGTTAGGTGGTGTGTAATGGAAAATGTTTTATTACGTACCTTAATGAACAAAGATTTTTATGACAATCACAAAGGTGATAGATGTCCTGAAGCATTGTTCTCTGCTGATGGTAAAAAGATTAAAAGAACTATTGATTGCATGGTTGAAAGATATAGAAGAGATGTATTACCAGAGGAAGTACAGATGTATTTTATATCTGAGAATCCATCTCTTACTACTGCACAGATGCATCAGTATGACGCACTCTTTCATTCCATAAAGAATGAACAACCTATGGGTACTGATGTAGCAAATGATGTGCTTTCTAAGCTGTTTCGTAAGCATGTAGGCGATGAACTAGTTAACTTGGCAGTAGACCTATCAAATGGTGACATCACCACTCTGCAACCTTTAAATGACTTATTAAATAAATACAATGAAGATTTTACACCTACTGTAAAAGTAGAATGGAATGATACATCATACGATACAATTATGGATATGCTTGAGGAACACTCTCGTTGGAAGTTTAATCTACCTACCCTAGCACAAGTTGTAGCAGGTATTAACTCAGGCATGTTAATTGAGGTAGGTGCTAGACCTAATACAGGTAAAACTTCTTTTCACGCTAGTATATTAGCAGGTCCGAAAGGTTTTCTTCATCAAGGAGCAAAATGTTTGGTGCTTGTTAATGAAGAGAAGTATGATAGGGTAGCCAGAAGATATGCATCTGTTGCCTCAAACTATTCAGAAGATGAACTAAAAGTGGATAGAGAATTAGGAAGGAAAGCATATGAAAGCATACCTAATCTAACTATCCAAGATAGTACAGGTAGAAATATGAGTTGGGTTGAAAGTGTTTGTAAGGAATACAAACCTGACATCGTAGTTCTTGATATGGGTGATAAGTTTGCTACGATGCATGGTTATACCAGACAAGATGAAGCATTAAAAGCAAACGTAATACATGCACGACAGATAGGAAAGGAGTATAACTGTGCAATATTTTATATGTCACAACTGTCAGCAGATGCTGAAGGTAAGACAGTATTGAACCAAAGTATGATGGAAGGTTCTAAAACAGGTAAAGCTGCTGAAGCTGACTTGATGTTATTGATTGCTGCAAATCCTGCAATCGGTAGCAACTCAGATAACAATGACCCACAAAGACACATTAACATTGTGAAGAACAAGTTGTCTGGTTGGCATGGCAGATTAGTATGTAACATTGATAATATAACAGGAAGGTATAGAGTATGATAACAATATTAGGAATAGTAGTAGTAGCGTTGTTTAGTAATGAGAGCGCAGTATTTATAGATAAACTAGAAGAAAATATGAACAATGGATATAAGTGGGAGTATGTAGGTAAACAGGATGTAGTTAATCCTGAGTATGCAATTCCTCTTGGAGACAAAGTATATTTTCAACATATAAAAAGATAACTTTATGGAAGAGTGTTACGTCTGTAATAACTGTGGCGTTGAACAACCTAAAGAAAATTTTAATGCATTAAAATCTGGAGAGATAAAAAGAAAGTGTAAGTCTTGTAACAATGGACAAAAAAGAATACTAACTAAACTAAGAAAGCAATATCCTTATCCTTATTGTGGTGAAAATGTTTCTCTTCCAAATTGGTTTAGGTCTAGTGTCCATAGTTACACACACTCTCCAGATTATAAATGTCCTATTTGTGAAAAAACTATGCAAGAATTATATTTAAAAAAACAAATAAGATTAAAAGTGTGGGTGCTAGACCATTGCCATAAAACTAATACCTTTAAAGGTTGGTTGTGTCATAACTGTAATACTAAAATAGGAAATGAAAGTAAACAATTTTTTAAAAATGCAATTAGTTATTTAGAAAAACACGAGGAAAGAATTAATGAAAGTAACACTTGATATAGAAACAAACACGTCAGAAAAAAATGGTAAACTACACCTTGACCCTTTTGAAGCAAACAATTGTTTAGTAATGGTTGGTCTTATGTCAGATACAGGTCAAAAAGAATGTTACGTATTTGACCATGATGTTTCTTCACCTACTCCGAAAGGTTTTGATTTTGTTCAAGAGTGGTTAGATAAAGCTACTGTATTAATATGTCACAATGCATCATTTGAATTAGCTTGGTTATGGGAGTGTGGTTTTAAATACGATGGTCCTATATGGGATACCATGTTAGTAGAGTATGTATTACAACGTGGAGATAAACAAGGAAGTTTAAGTTTATCAGCGTGTGCTGAAAGACACAACTTAACTCGTAAGTTAGATACTCTTAAACAATACTATGATAAGGGTTATAGAACAAGTGAGATACCAGTAGATGAATTAAAAGAATATTGTATGACTGATGTAAAAGCTACTCAAGAGTTGTCAAATTTACAGTGGAATAAGTTAAATACAAAAGAGTATTCATCGCTTATTAAAACAGTTGATTTAACTAACTCTTTGTGTAAAGTACTATCACATATGTATATCAATGGTATTAAAGTTGATTTAAATAAACTACAAGAAGTTAGAAAGGAGTATGAACAAGAAAAAGAACAGTTAACAAAAGAACTATATAAAGAAACTCAAGATTTAATGGGAGACACTAAGATTAATTTAAGTAGTCCTGAACAATTATCTTGGGTAGTGTATTCAAGAAAACCACAAGACAAAAATGTGTGGGCTAATTCGTATGGTGAATACATGAGAGATAGAGAGTGGCGAGACTTAATCAGATTACAAACAGATGTAGTGTACAAAACACTGGCTGAAAAATGTAATATCTGTAATGGAAAAGGATATGTTCGTAAAACTAAAAAAGATGGCACACCATATTCAAAAGATAATAAGTGCATTGCTTGTAAAGCAGATGGTTTTATATACAACAATACCAAACAAGTTGCAGGATTAAAGTTTATGCCACCTTCTTCTAAGTGGGCTAGTGCAAATGGATTTAGTACAGGTAAAGATAGCTTAAAACATTTAGAAAGGCAAGCTAAGTCAAAAGGTATGACAAAAGCAGAATCTTTTCTGTCAAAAGTTATTAGGTTAAATGCTGTTGAATCTTACATATCAACTTATGTAACTGGTATTGAAGCATTCACTAAGCCAGATGGTATGCTCCATGTTAGCTTAATGCAACATAGAACTGCCACTGGCAGGTTGTCAGGTTCTAATCCTAATATGCAGAACATGCCTAGAGGTGGTACGTTCCCTGTTAAGAGAGTGTTTGTATCACGATGGGAAGATGGTAAAATAATGGAAGCTGACTTTGCACAACTTGAGTTTCGTGTAGCAGCATTCCTTTCACAAGATGGAGTTGCAATTGAAGAAGTTAAAACAGGTTTTGATGTTCATAGTTACACTGCCAAAGTTATTAGTAACGCTGGTCAGAAGACGAGTCGCCAAGAAGCAAAAGCACATACATTCGCGCCACTTTACGGAGCAACAGGATTTGGACGCACGTCTGCTGAAGCTGCATATTATGAACACTTCACAGAAAAATACGAGAAAATCGGGGTATGGCATTCCCGATTGGCTGAAGAGGCTTTAACTAACAGGTGTATCACAGTGCCATCTGGTAGACAATATTCTTTTCCAAAGGTACAACGCAGACCTAATGGCAGTGTGACACACTTTACTAACATAAAGAACTATCCTGTACAAGGATTTGCTACAGCAGATATAGTTCCTTTAGCGATGATACATATACATACTTTGCTACAAAATTTTAAGTCATGTATTGTAAATACAGTACACGATAGTATAGTAATAGATGTTCATCCAGATGAAGAAAAAGGTGTAGTAGAGGTTATTAATAAAACAAATAGAGAATTAATAGATTTGATTAATTCAAAGTGGGAAATAGACTTTAATGTGCCTCTATTATTAGAAGCAAAAATAGGTAAAAATTGGCTTGACACAAAAGACATTGTGTGATATAACTACAAAACTTTTTAACGATAGGAGTAAAATATATGAATGGTAACTTAGCAGTAATAAATACTGATGACTATGCAGCAATGGCAAAAATGATGGGCATTGCGTATGATACAGATAGCGAATCTAAATCTTCTTTAGCTAGACTTAAAGTAAATAAAAAACCTTTACATGGTGAAACTGAACTAAATGGTAAAATAGTAAAAGCAGAAATTTTATCTGGTGGTTTTGAATTACAAAATGGTACTACAGTTTATTCAGAAACTGCTGTTTTAAGACCCTTTATTCAGCGTTTCATGTATCAAAAGTATGACCCAAATAATAATAATTATATTAAAACTTTAATGGCAGATTCTTTTAATATAGATTTGAAAGATACCAATGGTGGTTTTAATTGTGGCAAACCTTCTGGTTGGATAGAAGATTTTGATGCGTTGCCTCAAGAAACTAAAGACTTGTTACGTTCTATTAAACGTACACGTGTTGTATATGGTGTAGTAACTATGTCAGATGCTATAACTGAGAGTGGTGATTCACATCCTGTTAAAGACATACCTTGTGTTTGGGATGTAGATACTAAAGAAGGTTTTAAAAATATGGGTAGTGTGTTTTCAAAACTAAATAGGATGAAGCGTTTACCTATGTTGCATAATATAAACTTAACCACTGCAAAAAGAGACTTACCAACAGGCAACTCTTACTTTGTTCCAGTTCCTGAGTTAGATATGAAATCTTCCATTGAGATTGGTGATGATGACCAACAGTTGTTTACTTCTTTTATGGAGAACATTGAATCTCATAATGCATATGTTTTATCTGAGTGGAACAAACATAACAAACCTGACGTAGAGGGTTTTGTTGATGTATCAGATGTTGAGGATGCTTAATGAATCATAGAGCAGAGATTGCTTTACATCAATACTTAGAGAAAGTTGTGAATGGAAAGGGTGGCATATCACAAGATGTGTCATCCCAAATTTCTAAGGATGTATATGAAGCTGTATTAAAACAATTTGGTTCTAATAAACCAACTGACTTTAAGTTACGTATGTCAAATGTTGGCAGACCTTATTGCCAGTTATGGTTTGAAAAAAACAAACCTGAAACTGCTTTACCAAAACCAACTACATTTGTTATGAACATGTTGCTTGGTGATATTGTTGAAGCAGTATTTAAAGGCTTATTAAAAGAAGCAGGTGTTGAATACAAAGATTCAGATAGTGTTGCATTAGCTTTAGAAGATGCATCAATTAAAGGAACATACGATATTGCAATAGATGGTTCAGTTGATGATATTAAATCAGCATCGGACTGGTCTTTTAAACATAAGTTTGAGTCCTTTGATACATTAAAAGATGGTGATGCATTTGGATACATAGGACAGCTTGCAGGTTATGCCAAAGCATCTGGATTAAAAGCAGGTGGATGGTGGGTAATCAACAAAGCAAATGGTGACTTTAAATATGTACCAGCAAATACTATAGATGTAGAAACTGAAGTTAATAAGATACAAAATATTTATAGCAAGTTAAAAATAAATAAGTTTGAAAGATGTTTTGAAGCAGAGGTTGAAACATTTAGAGGTAAACCTACAGGCAATAAAGTTTTAGGTACAACGTGTGGGTTTTGTGATTACAGATATGCATGTTGGCCTACCTTGCAGGAATTACCTGCAGTAAAATCTCAGGCTAAACAACCTAAGATTATAAAATATGTAGAACTAGCGCAGGAGTATAGATGATGGAAGATTTAGAACAATTGTCAGAAGAAATAAAACTTAAAGAAGAAGAATTAAAAGCATTACGTAAAGAGTATCAAGAAAAACGTATGTCAGGTTTACGTTCTGCTTTGCAAGCTAGGCAAGAAGCTGATAAGTTAATTCAAGAAGAACTACGTTCAATGGGTTACAAGCAGTTTAATCCAATACCTTTAGGACGATGGAATAATTTTGCCTAATCATAAACAATTTAGAGTAGCACGAAAGTATGGCTACAGAAGTGGGCTAGAACTTTCTAACTCAGAACGACTTACTAAACTTAATATAAAATTTGAGTATGAGAGTATTAAAATTGAGTGGGAAGACCTAGCCTACAGAACTTATACACCTGATTTTATACTGGACAATGGTATAATAATTGAAACTAAAGGAATGTTTACTACGTTAGATAGACGTAAGCATCTTGCAATTAAGAAACAACATCCTAAATTAGATATAAGATTTGTCTTTGAAAACAGCAGACGAAAATTACGTAAGGGTGCTAAGTCTTCATATGGTCAATGGTGTGACAGATATGACTTTAGATATTACGATAGGATTATACCAGAGAGTTGGTTAGAGGAAAAGGGTAAGAACAAACATCCTAAGTTTATTGCTTTCCCAAAACGAAAAGTACAGAGGA